CAATGGCAGCGGCACCGGCCAGACCCATGCGCTCTACGTCGGCGATGCGCTGAGCCTGCTGGTGCAAAACAGCCTGTTCTGCGGAACCCTCGAGGGTCACAACATCAAGAGCCGGGCGCAGACCAGCACTGTCCAGAGCACCACCAGCTTTGACGGCGCCACCGGGGCCGGCTGCTCGAGCGCGGGGACGACGAGCTATGGCATGGAGTTTCCCGATGGCGGGATCGTCAACCTGATCGACGACACCCTGATCCAGGGCGCTTCCACCCACAACAACAGCATGATCGGCTATGGTGCCGAGGGCTACCCTTACGCCGACAACACCCTGACGCTGACCGACACCTCGCTGACCAGCAGCATCGGCGGGATCGGCATTCAGCACTTCGGCAGCACCGGCACCTGCACGTTACAAGGCAGCACCAGTTTCGCGGGACCGATCACCAATGTCAGCCCGCCGTCGTTTTGCGTGAATGCGACGACGCCGGGCGGCCCCGCCACCGTTCCTGAGCCGCAAACCTTGGCGCTGCTGTTGACCGCACTCGCCGGCTTCGGAGCGACGCACCTTGTCCGACATCGACTTCGCCAGCGGTCGCTGGACGCCGCACCGTAAGGCGGCGGTGCTCAAAGCGATCCGCGCCGGCGAGCTCAGCGTCAGCGAGGCGATGAGCCGCTGGGAGCTGACGCTCGAGGAGTTGCAGGCGTGGGGTCGCGACTATCAGCGCTGGGGCCTGCGCGGGTTGAAGACCACCCGGACCGGAGATTTCCGCGCGGGTCAGCCTGACATGGCGCAACACGGCGGCCGGCGGCCGGGCAGCGGCAGGCCGAAGGGAAGCGGGGGCACGGCGCTGTAGCGGCGGCTGGTCGGTATCGGACCCTCCCTACAAGGTTGCCGCTGCCCTAGTCCCGCCGACCTCGGGGTGCCCCGTCATACCGGCCACGGCGAAGCACGTCGCCTTTCTGTGGCTGTAGGATGCAACAGCACCGGCGGCGAACAGCGGCTATCATAGGGGATGGCTCAAGGTCCCGGCTACTGGATGCACGAGACCAGCGGCGTGTTGCGCCCTGCCGTCGTCGCTTTCCTCGAGGGCGCCGAGCTGACGCCCGAGCATATCGCCATGCTGCGGGCTTACTGCCGCCAGTGGATCGGCGCCGATGTCTGGGATCAGAACCCGCACATGGGCGAGACGGAGCGGGCCTGGCTTGCCGCGATGCGCGCCGATGTCGATAAGCTGACGACGCGCGCCGCGATCTCGCACTGGCTGTGTCGCGCGACTGAACAGGGGCTCGACCCGCTATGACCGCATTGCTGCTCGGGCCGGCGGAACAGGCCGCGTTGCGGGTGATCCGCGAGCGCGCGGCAGCGCACCCGATTGATATGCTGAGCCTGCCGGGCAGCATGGAGTCGGAGCAAGGGCGGGCGGCCCACCGCGCCCAGATGACCAGCCAGACGGTCGAAATCCCGGTGCACTACATCGTCACCTATTCGGTCGAGATCGGGCACCCTTGCGGACCCTGCCGCCATATGTCGATGTCCGCGCCGCGCGCGGGGCGGATACCGAACCCGCCGGCGGTGTGGAGCGTCGCCGAGGAGCTCGGTTTTGTCGGCGGGTTCGAGCGCTGCGCAGTGTGGGTCGAGGAGCTGGTGCGCGGCACCGCCAAGGCCGAGGCGGTCAACGTGGTGCAGCCGATCGGCGTCGTCGCCGAACGCGAGACCGGGCGGCGCTATGACGCTTGAAGCCGAGGTCGCCGCGGTGCTCGAGGATCCCGCGAGGTTTCGGCAATGGTGGCAGCGGCGCAACGACCCCTTCGATCGCGCGCTGGTCGCCGAGGCCGAGCGGCGCGGACTGATCACCCGGCAGCGCGGCATGCTGTTCCTGACCGACGCCGGCAAGGCGCTCTGGGAGCGCCGATGAGCAACAATCGCTGGAACAGGACCGAGGCGAGGCTGCGACATGACGTCCACCGGGCGGCGGCATCCAAGCGTCCGCTCACCGCTCGCAACATCCGGCGGCTGATCAGGCGGCTGAGCCCGGAGACCGCGGCCGAGCACAAAGACCTTATCGACGGGGCGCTGGCGAAAGCACGCGGCGAGCCGGACACGGCGCCGAGGTAGCTCAGTCGGTAGAGCAGCGGGCCGAAAACCCGTGTGTCGGCGGTTCAATTCCGCCCCTCGGCACCAGCCCTCATTCAGGTAAGATCGGGGGGCCGATCCGTGGAGAGAGTACCCGGCGCTGCGGCGTCGGCTGTCCAACGATCCGGTGTGCGCAGCCGGGGAGGGCCAGGGCGGATAAGGGCGGAGCGGTCTCGTACGGGCCGTGCGCCGTCCAGTGTTCCGGGGCGACTAGCGACTCTCTCGCAGCCTCGGAGCGCTTCAAAACGCAAAAAGAGCCCCAGCCGTGAGGCCGGGGCTCATCTCGTCGCAGCGGGAACTGGTCGCGTCCGGCCGATCCTAATCCGAAAGGCTCAGGCGGGGGAAGCGAAAGGCTTAGCGCGCCCGCCAGGGCGGGGGTTATTAGTGACGATCAGGGAGGAACTGATATCTTGGCGACCGTCGTTATTTCGACATCTGTCGATGATGACTTGGGATCGTCGGCTGGCTCTTGTTGCTCCTCTACCCAGCGCTTATACATTTGCTCCAGCATTGGGCGATATTTAACGAGATCGCTCATCAACGCGGCGAGAGTTGAATCGGCCATAATCAGGTCGTCCCGATCTCCGGGGCGTTCCTGATCATCAGCCCGAAATCGACGATCGCCTGGTCGGCCAGCGCGAACTGAAACTGGTCGAGCTTGCCCCTCAGCGTGCGCCACTGCTCCTCGGTCAAGGTGACCTCCGCGGCCTCGGCGGCGATCGCCTCCTCGATCGGCTTCAGCGCCTCGACCGAGCGCACCACCTCGTCAAAGCTGAGCCCGCCAGGCGGGCCGGTGCGGAGCAGCGCCTTGATCATCGCTCCGTAGGAGAACACCGCCGACTGGTCGCCGCCGTTCGGCAGGCTGCCGTTGGCGACCGCGATGGTCTTGAGTTCGAGCTTACGGGCCATCGACCACCCTCGAGTGCAGTTCCTGCACGGCTTTCCAGAGGACCGCCAGCAGATCGAAATACGACAGCGATCGCAACCCGTCATCGCCGGCCTCGATGCCGCCGAAATCGTGCCCCGCCTGGCGCATGGCGCCCTCGACATCCTGCGCAATAAAGCCCCAGCGCGGGCGGTCGAACCAGCCCGGCGGTCCTGCCGGCGTCGGGCTCAAATCCTCCTCATCGGGCGGCAGAAGAGGCGGCTCGATGAAGCGGAAGCTCTTCGGCTCGATCGCCCCGACCAGGCTCAGGCAGTCGTCGGGCAGGCGGTTGATGTCGCGCTTCAGCCTGATATCCGAGGTCAGCGCCACACCACCCGCATATACGCCCGTTGCGTTGAGCGTGCCTGCACCCTTGTCGCCGCCGGTCGGCGCGCCGATCTGCGCGCCCGCGAGCAAACTCAGCACCGTCGTGATGCCAAAACTTCCGGTGGGAGTGGTCCCAATGTCGAGCCGCGCGCCGCCGATCGCGTCGGTGAAATTGTCGACCGCCACCATCCGGAAGCGCACGGACGGCTGCGTTAGATACCCCGTGGCACCGTAGCCGTTGAAGGCAAACTGGCCGATGAAATTGCCGGAAAGGGTGGCGGTCGGCAGCGCCCCGGTGCCGTTGGTGTGTCTGAGACGCACAGTGCCGTTGCCGTTGTGCGCATCGAGGATCACATCGGGATTGACGCCGTCGGCGCCATGGAACTGCCCGATGATCGGGTTGCCACTCCCTAGTGGGGCGAGGGCAGTGTTCTGATTGACGATGGCGCGCTGGGCGACCACGTCGCCCAGCAGTATTCCACCCGCGGGGTAGGCAGCCGCACCGACCGCCAGGCCGGGGCCGAGCGTCGCCTGCACGACGGGTCCGGCACTGCCGACGGGAGTGATATGAAACGATAATTGGGTTCCCTGCACAGCGTCGGTGAAGTCCTGCAGTGCCCAGCAGACGATCCGCGCGATATTGCCGCTGTAACCCGAGCCGGCGTAGCCGCGCCAGTTGAGCTGCCCGACGATGTCATTGTTATTGACGTGCGCGGGGATCGCCCCGGTGCCGTTGGCGCGGCGCATGACGAGCTGCGGCGCGCCGGCAAAAGCCTCGGCAAAGAGCGCGGGACTTTCGGTGTCGGCGCCGGTGAGCGATAGCGGGGTCGTCAAGCCTGACGCGATCAAGGCTGCGCTGTTGCGGTTGACGGTCAGGCCGGCGGTGCTTCCGCTGGCGAACAGCCGCACTGCGCTCAGGTCGCCGCTCAGCATGCCGCCGGCCGGCGCTACAGGTGCCCCCACGGTCAAGCCGACACCGATGTTGACCTGGGTTGTCAGGCTGGTCGTGCCGGGCGGGTTGGTCTGGAAATTGATCTGTGTGCCCTGCCCGGTCGCGGTGAAGTTTTCGAGCGCGATGAACTGGACGCGCGCCACCCCCGCGCCGCCGCTCCAGCCCGAGGTAGCGGCATAGCCGCGCGCCGCGGTATGGCCGAGCACATCGCCGGCGACGATCGGCGTGGGGCTCGCCGCGGTACCCCGCGCGGCGCGAAAGATCACCACCGGATAGACGCCATAGGCGTCGAGCACCACCGATGGGGTTTCGTTGGTGTTACCCAGGCCCCACAGGACCGGAGTCGCCAAAGCGGGAGCGGCGGGCAACGTCGCGCCGCGGTTGATTGTCAGCGCACCAGGTGCGCTACCGCTGATCGTCCCGCCGGCGAGCGCCAGATAGGTCGCCGCGACCCCGGCTGTCGTCGCCAGGGGTGCCACGGCTGTCGCGACAAAGGCGGTGGTCGCGAGCTGCGTCGTGTTCGTCCCCGGGGCCGCGGTCGGTCCGGTCGGGATGCCCGTCAGCGCCGGCGAGATCAGCGGCGCATAGGTGGCGGCGGCGAAGGTGCGCACCGCATCGACATACTGCCGGGTCGCCGCACCGAGAGCCGCGGCAGGATCGGCCGCGAGGATCAGCGGCCCGGTCATCGTCCCGCCGGCGAGCGGGACGTAAGTCGCCGCGTCGAAGCTCCGCAGCGCGTCCACGTATTGCCGGGTCGCCGCACCGCGCGCTGCGGTCGGGTCGCCCGACAGCACCAAGAGCCCGGTCATCGTCCCGCCGGCGAGCGCTAGCTTGGTGTCGGCATACTGCCGGGTCGCGGCACCGAGTGCCGCGGCAGGATCGGCCGACAGCACCAAGAGCCCGGTCATCGTGTCGCCGCCGCGCTGCACCGCGTTGCCCGCGATGTTGCTGATCGCGTCGGCGTATTGCTTGGTGCAGGCGTCCATCGCGCCGATCGGGTCTTCGTAGAGCGTCAGCAGCCCGTGCATCGTGTCGCCGCCCTTGTGGAGCGTCGGCAGCCAGGCAATCGAGCCGCGACCATAAAGCTGCCCGTCGTTTGGTGCCTCGGGCACGGCCCCCGCCGAGCCGGCGCCGCCGCCCAGCGCCGAGATTGCCGAGCTGAGCCGTGCGGCGAAGAAGCCGAGATTGCCGTCGTCGAGCACATCCTGGCCGAGCGCCTGGCGCATCATCTCGGCCACGCCCGCGGCGACAAAGGTCGCCTGGCGGATCGCCTTGTTGGTCTTGGCGCTGGGCAGGATGCCGCTGGTGAAGCCCTCGGGCACCACCGGGTCGGCAATCCACTGGTCTTGCGTGGCGACGTTGGCGGCGGGTGCCGTGGCAAAGGCCAGGAAGTCCGATTTCGCCATCGCTACACCACCGGGGTCAGGGTTTGGCCGAAGGCGCCGAGATCAAACCCGGCAAGGGGTGTGGGCGGCCAGGTGACGCCGGTCGGCGGGAGCTGGTCGGGGTCCCACTGCGGCGGCCAGTATTGCCCTGGCGAGTACCATTCGCCGGCGTCGAGCCCGTGCTCCAAGGCGGCGCCGCTGACCGGCGCCCCGCTATGTGCCGGCCGCCAAGTGCCTTCATCGAACCCGAGCGGGATATCGAATGAAAAATAGTGGGCGAGCTCAGGCGGCGAAAACATCGCGTCGTCGGCGTCGAGCACGAGATATGAGGGACGCACTGGCCCCGTCCACCAGCCCTTGTCGAGCCCGCTGTCGGGATCGTTGCCGTCGAGGGTCAGATAGGTCGGGGCGAAATCGGGGTCGATCGGATGCGCCCCGGGATAGAACAGCGGGGCCTCGTCGAGCCCGGCCCCCGCGCGGTCGTACTCCATCCAATAGCCCTTGTCGCCGGGGCCGACATCGAAGGCGAAGAGCGGGCGGCCGATGCCGTCCGTGCTGTCGTCGGGCAGCTCGCCGGGGCCGGTCCCCTGGCCCTGTATCATGTAGTCGATCTGCACGCCGGCCGATTTCAGCGTCAGATAGCCGCCGGTGAACAGCGCCCGGGTGAGCGCGTCCATCGGCGGGCCCAACAGCGCCTCGATCAGGTGCATGTTGCCGTTGGTCCGCGCCCAAGGCTGCGTCAGCGCGGTGCCCGGCGGGCCGTACCAGAAGCCTTGATCGAGGCCGAGGGTGAGGTCCTCGGCGTCAAACGAGAAGTAGATGGCGGCGAGCGGCGGGACCTCGTACCACAGCGCCTGGTCGAAGCCCCAGCCGGGCGGTCCGTCGAACGAGAAGTCGCGCTCGGCGCGGGCCAGCCCATCCTGGATCAGGATCTGATACCCGGTGCCTTCCAGCAGCGTCCCCCACGCCTGATAGGCGCCGGGGATCGTGCCGTCCCACTGGTTGGACGCGATGCGCGCGCGGAGCAAAATGCGGTAGTGGAAATCATCGAGCCGCACCGTCTCGCGCGCGGTCTCGTAGGGGTTGCTCCATTTGCCCTGATCGAACCCGATATGGGCGGGCTTGGCATCGAACGAGAACCAGACCTCGGTGTCGATGCTGACAAAGCGGGTGATCCCAACCCACTGCCCCAGCATGTCGAGCTGCTCGCCGACTGCGGTATCGAGGTCGAAGAGGCCAATCAGCTCGAGTGCGGCGTTGACGCCATCGACGTAGGGCTGGACGCTGAGCTCGACCGTCGCCATGAAGCGCGGCCGCTGGTTGTGCTCGGCGGTGATCCGCCGGAGGTACTCCTCGAGCGTAATCGTGATCGGCGGCGGCATCAGTGCACGAGGCTCAGGGTGATGTTGCTGGCGTTGGCGGCTGCCGCGGCCTCAAAGGGGATCACCAGGTCAGCGATGCTCGCCGGATTTTCCGCTTCGCCGAGCCAGATGCCGCGCACGACATAGGTGGCGCTGAGCCCGTCGAGCTGGGCCTGGGTCATGCCCGAGGAATTCACTGCGGCATCGCCCGCCAGGTCCGCCGGCGCATAGAGGCGCGCCTGGTAGACGTCCTCGCCGATCGCCAGCGTCGAGATGTATTCGGCCACCGCGTTGATGATCAACTGCCCGGTCGTGTCGAGATAGCCGGGTAGCGGCTGAATGGTGATCGCGACCCACACCGAGACCAGCGTCAGGTAGAAGAAATTGATCGTGTTCGGCACGCCGGCCTGGTCGATCACGACTTGCTGCGTGGTGCCGTATGTCCCGCAGCCGGTGTTTTTCTTCAGCGCGATGGTCTCGGCGATTTGGAGCGCGTCGCCGCCCTCGACGACGATCGCCACCGAATGCGGCGGCACCAGGTTGATGTCGTAGTTGTCGGTGTCGTTGTCGTAGACCACCGAGCGGCCGACGCCGGCGACGTTCGCCACGGCACCGGCGAGCGCCTCGCGCGGGGTGATCGACGGCAGTGCGGTCGAGAACGATTGGCGCTTGCGCAGCGTGGCGTCGGTTTCGACCGGCAGACCGGGAAAGGCCGAGGCCGGGTTTGTGACGGTCTGCCAGCCGGGCACCAGTGTGACCATCGTTTGGACGGTGTTCGGCGCGGCCATGATGGCACCCGGCAGTGCCGCGGTCGCGGTGACCAGGATCTGGCCTTCGAGCGGGATCACGACTTGCGCCGGGAGGTTCCACTGCACGGCGAAGATATCGGCGACGATGCCGTTTTCGATGGTCGTGCCGGCCTGGCCGACCAGGAGCAGCTCAACCGTGCTGTTGCTGGGGGAGAGGCGCCGCAGCCCGTTGATCTTGACGACTGATGACAGGCCGATGCCCTGGGCGGTCGTCGGCGCATAGCTGAAATAGGCGGCGATCACCGCCTGATTGTTGTCATGGATGGCCTGCGCCTGGACCGCCAGCCATTGGCCGTCCTGGCTGTCGGGTGCGAGGTCGGTGTCCGAGCCGTAGATCGCCTGATAGCTTGCCTGGAGCGAGGCGAAGATGTCCTCGAAGGGGGGTGCAGTGATCCCGTTCTGGTCGATCACCGCTGCCAGTGTGGCGAGCGGATAGGGTCCCGGCATGGCTCAGGTGTAAATGCCGTAAGTCGGGGCATCGACAGTCCCGCCGACATCGCCCGGCAGATACGTGGCACCCAGGCCGTAGGTATTGATCGACGCGGCTTGCTTGGCGAAATACCGCTTGCCGCGGGCGGTCCCGGCAAAGGTGAGCCCCGCGGTCACCGTGCCATCGTCCCATTTCCAGTCCTGCACCGAGCCGCGGGCGGCATAGGCGAAAGTCGTGAACAGCGGGTTGCCGGTGATCGTGCAGGTTATTGTCGAGGTGCCCGACGGCGGCGCGGCGAGGAAGGTCCCGTTGTACTCGCTCCAAGCGTGGTAGCCCGCACCGCCCGAGATCGAATAATTGCCGTACAGCCGCAGGTGTGAATGCGCGGAGCTTGCCATGTGGGCGCCTGGGCAGGTGCTGAAATCGACGTTCTGCAGGCGCGCCCGGCCGTAATTCAGCGCGCGGATACAGTCGCCGGTCGTGCTTGTGATCCGACAGCCCATCAGTTGGAAGCGCCCCATATTGGCGACCGCGATGGACATCGGGATGCCGCCGGCGTCGAAGGATGGATTGTTGACCTGGTCGGTGATCACCACATTGGCCGGGTTCGAGGTATTGCCGACAAAGTTCAGCATGTCGACGCCGGTGATCCCCTCCAGTCCCAGGATATTGCCGGCCACGATGAAGCCCGGATAAGAGCCGTCGGCGATGTTCACGGTGATCGTGTAGCCATTGGAGTCGACCTGATCCAGCAGGTAGCTCGCGGCGTGCTGCAGACTGCGCCAGGGCGTGGTCGGGGTCAGCCCGTCATAGCTGTCATTGCCGGTTGTCGCGTTGACGTAGAAGGATGTGTTGCCATACAGCACCTGGCGCGGATTGAGGGCCAAGAGAGCGCGCTTCAGCTTGGCGACGTAGCCCGCCATGTCGCCGTCGTCGATCATGTCGAGGTTCAGCTCGTTGGCGATGAACTGCGCCAGGCCCGAGGTGAGAAAACTCGACTGCCGCCAGACCTTGTTCAGCTTTTGCGACTGCGCGATGCCGGCGCTGAAGCCGGCGGCCGTCGACGGGTCGGCGGCATAGGTCGACTGGTTCTCGACATTGGCGCCGGCACCCGTCGCAAAGGGCAGGAAATCGTTAAGTGCCAAGGTTTACCCCCTATGTGTGAGTTGGCGCGGAGCGGACTCCAGATGCATGCTTCCGGGTGCGAGCTGCGGCACCGGACCGCCGCCGGCGAGGCGGAACAGCACAGCGCCCGAGGGTGTCATTGCGAGCCCGGCGGTTGCCCCTGTCGTCAGCACCTGGCCGAAACTCGTGAACACCTTGCAGCTCACCAGCCACTGGCGGTTTGTCGGCTCGTAGTGCGAGGCGTAGTCGGTAATGTGCGTCACGTAGGGCGTCCCGAGGATGCGCTCGCGCAGCGCTGCATCGGGTGAGCCTGGCCCGCGCGGCTTGCCGAGGATCTGCTGCAGCCAGGGCGTGCCCTCGGTGAGGTCGAGCCACCATTCGCCCTGCCACAGATTGAGGCGGGTCAGGACGGCCTGGGCGACGGCGGCGGGTCTGTCGACGATGAAATCGGCCGCACCGCGCCCAAACGTCATGTCGAGCGCGTCGTCGAGCCGGCGATAGCGGAACACGTCAGGTGCCGGTGACCGGCTTCTGCGAAATGTCGGGGCCGGCGCGCACGCCGTGGTGATCGTGGCTCACCAGGTGGATGACGGCCTGCATCATCGGGCTGCCGCCGATCTGCCCGAGCTGGCCGGGGAGTGCCGAGAGCAACGTCTCAAAGTTGAAACTGTCGAGGATGTTGCTGGCGCTGAACGTGCCATTGAGCAGGCCCGAGAGCGCCGGCGCCACCAGGTTGACCGCACCCGAGATATTGAACTGGTCGCCGATCATCCCGACCATGTTTGGCAGCACCGACTTGATCGACAGCACACCCGGCACCGGCGTGGTCGCGTCGCGCGCGGCAGCAGTGGCGCGCCAGGTCATCGACACGCTCGACACGCTGTCGTGCGCGGTCACATCGCCGCCGGCCTTGATGTCGCCGGTGACTTCGAGCGTTGGCGTCTCGAAGTGGATTTTGCCGCTCGCCTTAACGTCCAGCTCTTTGCACTGTATCTGCACGGTCTCGTCGGCGACGATGTTGCAGTTCTTGCAGATGATGTTGACCGTGTCTGTGGTCAGCTCGATGTAATAGTCGCCCTTGTCGGTGCGGATTTGCAGCGAGTCGAGCGAGACCTTCTTGGTTTTCGGCTGGCTGGCGCCATTGCTCCGCAGGTCGATCTCGAGCGTCGTGGGCGTCGCTGCACCCCCATTGGCGCCACTGGTGCCGCCCTGGCCGTCGCCGCCCAGCTTGCGCGGCTTGGAGCGGATGCCGGGGATATACATTCCGTCTGAGAGGTTGTGCTTGCGCTGGTCGAGCGGCGGCTGGTTGCCGCCCTTGTCCCACCAGCCGTCGATGCAGCGCGACGCGAACACCACAATGCCCTCGTCGTCTTTTTTGATCGGGTGCGTGATCGTGAACCCGCCGCCCGCGGCATACTGGATCGGCACGTCGGGCAGCTCGGGCATATCGACTTGCTTGATCGTGCCGTCCTGCTGGCGCTCGCGGCCCTTGATGGTCGGCTGCAGCTTGACGGTGTGACCCTCTGCGGTGTCCTCGATTACCTTGCACGGCAGTGCGGTCCACACCCGGTCGAGGTGGCGCTCGACGCCGGCATGGTGCACTTCGGTCAGATCGTCCCAGCGCTCGCGGCGATCGGCCATCGCTCTTCTCCTAGCGGGTGGTCCACTCGGCGCCGGCGGTCACTGCCTGGTCGTAAGTCGTCGAGGAGTCGACGGCCAGGCAGGTCATCTTGTTGTACCAAGGCAGGCCTCGGGTATCGCCCTCATAGTCGATGACGATCACGCTGTAGACGCCATCGGCGGCGGTGGTCGCAAAGAAGTTCATCGACGTGTAGGACGGGAAGGTCGAGGACGCTTGGCCTTGGATTGCCGCCCCGCCGGGCGCGAAATACTGGTTGATGCCGGCATTCGAGAGCTGCACCCGTCCGCGCACCTTGATCGCCGGGTTGAGCAGGCACGTCACATGAATGCCGTCCTGCGTCGCCTCGGGGATGCCGACCAGGCCGGTTTGCGCAGTGAGCACGACGATCTCGCCCTGCGAATACTCTTTCAGGCCGTGGATCTGCACTTCGCGGTTCTGGATGGTCCACGAGGCGCCGGCGTTCTCCTGCCAGGTCCTGATCTCGTCGGCCGTCATGCCGTAGAGCACGCGACCGCGCGGCATGACGCCGCCGGGCAGGCCTGAAGGACTGGTGTAGCCCTCCATCAGCCCTTGCTCGGCTTTCTTCTGCGCTTCGAGCAGCTTGGCCTTTTGCTGCTCCAGGGTGTTTGAGCCGGCCGGGATTGTCGCATTGATCGTCGACTGGTTGTGCGCCACGTCGCCATCGGCGGCGAAGATGTCGAGGTAGGAGTCGACCGCACTCTCGCGGCCCCGCTTGTATTGCTTGATCGTGCCCTTGAAGATGATCCCGTAATTGCCGGTGATGTAGCCGGCCTGCAGGGTCACTTGATTGAACTCGGTGATCACGCTCTTGGCGGTGTCGTCGGCGAGATTGTAGACCCGGATGATCGCCGTGTTCGGGGTTTGCACGTCGCTCTGGCGGACCTCGAAGCGCATGCGCAGATCGAGCCCCTGCTCCTCGGTCGTCAGCACCAGCTCGCCGCCGGCTGAGCCGATGCCGGCGAGCCCGCTGCCGCCGCCCAACGAGAGGGACCACTTGCGCAAATACTGGTCGTGCGCATAGCTGTCGGGCATGGCGTCCCTTCTGGCCCAGAGGGGCCGCCAGGCTGGGGGTTATTAGTAACGGCGGCTCAGTTGACGAAGTAGAGGTGCCCGGTGACTGAGAGATCTTCGAACCCCGGCACCACGTCGGGCGGCTTCTGGTCGCTGATCACCAAGAGCTGGCCGGGGATCCCGATATAGCCGTATTGCCGCAAGAGATCGGCGCCGGTGATCAGCGGCATGCCTCGGATCAGCGGATTGCCGGTGCGGTCGCCAATGTCGATCACCCAGCAATCGGTGAACACGTTCCAATAGAGCCGCAGCGTGTAGAGGGTCCCGGCGAGCGTGACCTGGACGATCTGCGGGCGCGCCTGGAGCCGGATCTCGACGATGTTCGCCACCGCTCAGGTGCCGCCGGCGGCCAGGAGCTGGTCGCCGCTCAATGTCGCCGGGACGGTTTGCGTTGTGCCCTGCTGCACCGCCGGCTGGTTCGATTGCGGGCTGGCGAGATTGACCGGCAAGGTGTTCACCTTGGCGCTCGACCCTTGGATTGTCCCGCTGACCGTCTGCGTGTTCACCAGCAAGATTTGCCGGAAGGTGATGTCGGCGACGAGCGAGGTTTCCAGCTTGCTGTCCGTGCGGGTCCGCAGGCTGGCGATCAGCATGTTGTCGTAGGACCGCTTGCCTGTGTAGACCGTGAACGGCCGCCGGCTCGATTGCAGGGTGAGGATTTCGGCGTAGATCGACGGCGGGTCGGCCGCCGCACCAGCGCCGCCGAGGATCAGGCCGCCGGATGCTGACCAGCCGACGCGCACGCGCAGCTCGGCCGGGCGCTTGTAGGCATGATCGGTGATCGCCGCACCTTGCTCGACCGGATGCTCGGTGATCACCAGCTCGTCGTCGTGCTCCTCCTCGACGGTGACTTGCGCGCGCAGCGGGTTGCCGCCCGCGGCGTCGATCACCCGGTCGGGGACCCAATCGGAAAGATCGAGGAAGTTCGCCATCAGGTCAGCATCCCGCCTTTGAGGTCGCGCAGCATGTCGCCGTAGAGCCGCTTGCTGGCGCCGCTGTAGCGGCCGACCGTGTCGAGCTGCGAGCCGCCGCCCTCGATCGACAGGTTGTGTTCGACGTTCATCGTCACGTTCTTGTCGCCCTCGTGCGTGATCGTGTCGCCGCCGTTGGTCGTGCTCGAGGTGAGCGGTTCCGGCCCTTGCAGGCGGTCGAGCCGGGCCGCACCGCCGGCGATCAGCGGGCCGTGCTGGTTCAGTTTCTCGGCGGCGCTGTGCAGCTTGGCGGCGGCCTTGTCGAGGAAGCCCGGCGGCGGCTCCGGTCCTGCCGCTTCCTGATAGGGGCCGCGTTCAGCCAGCTCGCTGGCGGATGCCGGACGGCCCCTGATCAGCGCGGCGGCGGGTGCGGGGGGCCCCGCCGGCGGCAGGGTTGTCGGCGCGCTGGGAGTGAAGGGCGCCGGCGCGTTCCGCGCGATGTCACCCGGACGAGCCCCGAGGCCCGGCGTAACCTGGGGCACGGCCTCCATCCGAGGGTCTGGCGGGCCTTGTACCGTGGGGCTGATCGGCTCGCCTCGGGCCGCCCTGACCTCGGCCATCCTGGCGACTTGCGCCTGCTGTGCCTCGCGCCACGCTCGCGAGGTTTCAACGCCCTTGTAGCCGCCCCAGTCGTTGAACCGCTCGTTGGCGATATTTATCCCGACGCCGCCGGTGATGTAATTCGGATCGCCGGCGCTGCCCTGGTCGGTGTAACCCTGGATGATATTGCTGCCGGCCAGCGCTTCGTCGATCTGCTTCATCCGCGCTGCCATGCGCTTGGGGTCGCGCTCCAGCTCCTCCTGGCGAGTGACGTCTGAGCCGCGCCGCACCGGGCCGTAGAAGCTCTTGCCGCCGCCGCCGATGCCGCTCGCGATGGTGCCGCCAGACATCGCCATGCGGTTCATCAGGCTTTCGACAACGGCGGTCCCGGCTGCGGGATTTTCGAGATCGACGACCGCTGCCAGTCGCTTTTTCAGCTCGGGGGATTTGTCGAGCTCCGCCTTGAACCGGGCGCGCTGCGAGGCAAGAAAGGCGTTGCCGCTCAGGCTGGTGTCGCCGCCAAGTGTGCCGGGTGGGGTGGGCGGAGCACCAGGTGCCGGCGCCGGCGGGCCTTGCACCCTGGCGCTGAAGGGCTCCCCAGGTGCGGCGGCGGCAGCCGGCGGACCTTGCACGGTGGCGCTCGTCGGTTCTCCCGGAGCTGCGGCAGGGGCGGCGGCGCCGGGCAGTCGCCCCCCGCCGCCAGGTCCCCCGCCGGCCCCCGCTCCCCCGGCTCCACCGGCCGGCCCGGCACCAACTCCCGGGCCGCCTGGTCGGGCAATGCCGCCTACCCCCGCCGCAAAGTCGTCGGTGTTGTCGATCTCCACCTTGGGGATGATGCCGGCGCCGGCCAGCCAGTCGCCCAGGCGCTCGAAGATGTTGCGCTCGCGACCGCCGCCGATGTCGCCCTCCCCTGTGGCGGCGCGCTGGGTTTCGCCCATGTAGAGGTGCTGGAGCCCGCGCGAGATCGGCGCGGGCAGCACCATTTCCTGATCGTGCGCGTCGATCCGCACGATGCCGCCCTCTTGGTAGCGGGCGGGTGCGCGACCTGGCATCGCCGGCTGCGCGTCCGCGGGCGGCGGCGCCCATGCCCCGCCGGGTGTGAAGCCAGGCTCTGCGGGCGGTCGCGGCGGGCCGGGTTGCGCTTCCGGTGCGGGCGATTGCTGCGGTTGCGGTGCGGGAGCGGGAGCGCCACCGCGCCCGGTCAGCCAGCTCGGCAGGGTCGGCGTCAGCGAGTCGATCCAGGCAAAGACGCTCTTGATCTCCTCGACGATGCCATGCAGCCAGCCGATGAGCGGCTCCAGCGCGGCCCGGACCACGTTGCCGATCGGGGCCAGCGCGTTCGCGATCCGGTTGCCGGCGTCTGCCAGGTTGTGACCCAAGAGCGCCAGGCCGGCGCTGAACTGTTCCGAGACCTCGCGCCACGCCTGTTTGATCTCGTCGAGGTGCGTCACGATCAGCAGAGCGAGCCCGCCGAACACCAGTACTGCCGGGTTCAAGAGGCCCATCGCGAGCCCGAGCCCTTCGAGTGCGGTGCTGAGCACGCCGATGATCGAGATGATGGCGCGGATCGGCCCGAGTGCGAGCCCGAGCCCGCGGGTCATCAGGCCGAAGGCGCCCAACAGCGTCGTCGCGCCTACCGCCATCACCGTGAAGGTCTCGGCGATCGCCGCCCCCGGCACGGCGTTATTGAACGCCAAGAGCGCCTGTAGGAGCTGGTCGATGACCGTCAGGACCGGCGTCAGCGCTTTGACCACCGGGATCGCCGCCTGCACGAAGATCAGCTCGAACTCGGACCAGATCTTGCCGAGCAGGTTCATGAAGTCGCGCGAGTCTTTGGCGAACTGGTCCTGGTTGACACCGGCCTTCTCTAAGAGCGCGCCGTATTCCTCGTAGGACTTGCGGAGCTGCTCTCGGTTCGCGATGGCGCGCTCGAGCACGTCCTGCGGAATGCCGAACATCTGAGCGATCTGGTTGCGGATCGCCGGGGCCATCGTCGCCAGCTTGTCGATCAGCGCCAGGAACGCGCCCACCTGGTCGCGGGCGGTCCCCATGTTGCCGGCCAGCTTCTGCACGTCCTGCGGGCCGATCAGGCTGCCGAGAAAGCCTTGCAGCCCCGGCTGGGCCTTCATCGTCAGCGCCATGTTCTGCATCAGTGCCAGCGCGTCCTGCCCGTGCAGCCCGATCTGCTGGAACCCGAAGGCCAGCTTCGAGAGGTTCTCGGCCGAGGTGCCCGCCTGCTGGGCGGCGTAGAACAGCTGCTCGTAATTGCGGGTGACCTGGAGGATGCCGGCAGCAAAGGCGGCTGCACCGACCACCGCGGCGCGCCCCAGCTCGACGACCCCCTTGCGCAGCTCTTCGTGACGGGCACCCAGCTTGCGCGTCGCCTCGTCGTACTTGCGCAGAGCGGGCGCGGCGTTCTCGCCCAGCCCCTTGGCGAACTCCTGCAGGCCCTTGGCGGCTTGCTGCGCTTGCGCCTGCAATTTGGCGACGCCGGCGCTGGCTCCCTTGGTCGCGTCGGCGAAGCGCTGCTGGCTGCCCTCGTCGATCTTGAACCCGAGACTGACGAGAAATTCCTGAATGACCCCACCGTCAGCCATACGGTCCCCTCCCTGGCGGGCGAGTGGCGTCGCGGATGCGGCGATCGTTCTCCTCGCGCACGTCGAGCACCTCGTTCAGCGTGTCGATATCGGCGAGGTCGAGCGTGCCGTCCAAGAGGCTCTCATAGCGGCAGAGCTGGGCCAGCACCGGCCGCAGCAGAAACTCCTCGCCGCTCTTCAGGCGGATGAGGTTTAGGCCGCCATACCGTTCATCGTGCCCGTTTGGGACGGCAGTAGCCTCTCGAAGGAAAAATTTGACAGGTTCTCCGACAGGACCTCCCACACCAGACGCAGTTGCGTGGCGAGATCGTCGGCCTGCTGCAGCATGAGCCCGCCATTGGGCGCGGTGAGCGGCGCCCACCCGCCGCCGCTGTTGAACTTCACCACGGCCAGGCAGTTGTCGATCACATAGTCGGCGTCGTCGTCGCTGATTTCGCCGATCGTGTCGGTCAGTGCCGCGATCCCGTCGAAGATGTTGATCGCGCCGAACTGCGGCACGAGCGCGCCGTTGCTGTCCTGCGTCAGGATCTGCGGCCTGGCGGCGAACAGCGGCGTCAGGTGCTTGATGATCGGGGTGAGCCGCCGGGCGACATGGAACTGCTTGCGGGCCGGCATCTTGCCGCACAGGTAGGCCTGGCCGGCGATCTCGATTTCGCTCATCGCGCGCGGCGGGTCCCGTTTGCCACCGCGACGGCATTGGACGGCGGTGCCGTCGTCGAGCCGAGCGCATTGGTCGCGGTGACCACGCACGTGATGCTGCTCCCGGCATCCGCGGCGGCGATGACATAACTGTCGTCAGTCCCGAGGTCCGTCGTCCCGTCGCGCTTCCACTGATAGGCGTAGCTCGTCGGCTCGCCGGTCCAGTTGCCCATCGTGCAGGTCAGGGTTTCGCCCACCGTTCCGGTCCCGGCCACATAGGGAACATCGACCACCGCCGGCGGCAGTCCCTGCCCCGGTGCGCCTGGCGTGCCGCCGTTCTGTGCCTGGTCGCGTGCCGCCTGGCCGGCCTCGGCTTGCTGCTCGGCGGCCACGACGTGGCGCGCGGCGATGGCCGCCGAGGAGTCGGCGCGGGCGGCGAGCTGGGCCTGATTTGGCTGAGCCGCCGCGAGCTGCACGCGCGACAGGTTCGGTTTGGGCGGCTGAGCGGCCATCTGGCGATCGGCCGCGGCCTGCTGGCTCCAGCGTTGCGCCAGGCGGGCATGCCGGGCGGCGGTCGAGTAGGCCGCCCATGCCTGGTCGTTGAGCACCCGCTCCTCGTCGGTTTTGGCAATGTCGCGGGCGGTCGCGGCCATCGAGGCCTCGCCCTCGTATCGTGCGACTGAAAGCATGCTGCCCTCCTCAGTGGCCGTCGGCCGCGCCGGGGCCGAGATTGCCGTCGATCAGCGCCACGTGCATTTCGTACTCCAGCACGTTGCCGACCTTGGCATAGGTGTTGGTCGGGAAGCGCACCCAGGCACAGCCCACGAGCGTGTAGAGATCGCCGCGCACCGCGTCCGCGATGGTGATCGTGTTGCGCCCCCAGAACAGGCTCGATTGATGCTGGTACTTGATCAGCTGTTGCAGAAGCTGATTGATCGGCGAGGTTTTCATCAGCCGGATCGTGCAGGTCCCGGCGCGCGCCGAGTGCATCGAGTTCATCACCGAGCCGTCGGCGCCGATGGTCTGCGTGTTCAGCTCCTCGCCCCAGGTGATCGTGATCCCCTCTTCGGCGGCGGCGGTCTCGATCCCCGACATCGTAAAGGCGCCACCGGGGCCCGAGATCGAGGCGGTGACATCTTGGAACGCATAGGTCGCATAAAGGGGCGTCATGCCCGATCTCCCCCGGTTACTGGTTGATGAAAATCAGCACGTCGGCCGTGTGGATCGCCCCAGCGCATTTCGCGGCGACCTGCATCAGGGGTGCCTTGCGCGCGGCCCGATCGGCGGCGGACTGGAGCAGCATCGAGGGCGCGTAGACGTAGAAGCCGAGCGACAACAGGTCCCCCGACTCCAGCGTGCCAAAGCCCGGCGCGTTCCAGATGCCCTCGGCGAGATAGCCGTTGCTGACGTAATTCGCACAGATCGCACTGACCGCGTTCAGCAAGAGCTGCATGCCCGGATCGGTTTGCGGGATCTTGGTCGGGCTCGTGTACAGCACATTGAAGACGGCGGTCTGCACATCGCCGGCGAGCGCGTCGGCGCCGATGATCGTGTCGCTGAACTCGCCCGAGCACGAGGTGCCGTATTGGACGAGCATCGTGCCATTGGCATAGTTCGCATAGAGGTTGCAGTGTTTGGCCATTGCCGCATCGGCCTGCCCGCCGCTGAGGATCTCGCCCGCGACCCCCGGCTCCTGCTTGTACATCATCGTCATGGTCGTGTTCTGGCCGTCCCACTGTGTGGTCAGGATGCGGCCGAGGTAGCTCATGATCGCGTATTTCGAGCTGCGGGAGTATTGCACGGCGGTCTTGTTGAAGCCGAGGGAGCTCAGCACCGAGGCGATATCGGCAGTCGAGAGCGGATCGAGCACCGCCGGGTCCTGGCTTGTCACGCCGTAGTAGTGCGGCGGATCGGCCGCCTCGCAATAGGCCGCGAGCTGCTGGTGATCGGCGGCGATCGCACTCGGGCAGACGAGCGCGTACCACAGTGCGGAGTACATGCCGTCGATGATCGTCGCGGCGCTCAGTGCCGTCTCGCCGGGATTGCCGCTGACGATGTGCGCGTTGGCGTCGGCCGCGGTCATTCCGAGTTTCGCCGAGATATCGGTGCCGGTCGCCGGGGCCGCGAGAAACGAGACCGAGGACGTCGTGCCGGTGGTCGCGCTGTGGATCTGGAAGCGGTCGTTGGTGGCGTCCCAGGTGCACGTTCCCTTGGCGGCCAGTGCCGTGGTGATCGCCGCGGCGACGGCGTTCAGATTGGCCGCCCCGGCGAAGGTGAGCCCGACGACATCGGCTGCGGGAGCGCCGTCAAAGGCGACGTTGAACCCGCCGGCGGTGATCGCCTGCCAGCTCGCGATCAGCTGCTCGGACTCCAGTAGCGGGCGGCCGAGCAAGAGGCCCGCCGACGGCGTCTTGATCCAGCGCCCGATGTAGAGGTTGTCGGGCTGCGGCGATTGCGAAAACCACAGATCGGCGCCGAGATACTCCTCGGCCGTGGTGCCGAAATCGGCCGCGACCTCGGTGATGTTGTTGTATCTGCGGACCCTCTCGACGGCGTTGATGACGGTCGAGGTGCCGAGCAGCATGCAGGTGTTGATCGCCGGCGCGATCACCGCCGGCGTCGTCAGGCTGACGTCGACTTTGACGAGCCGGCTGACCGGCAAACCCGTCGAAAGCATGGGCTGAAACTCCCCTGAGTTATGGAGCGGAGAAAGGCGCGCTGTAGTTGCCGCCTGGCGGATCGGGCCGGATCTGACCGGCGGCCGAGAGGATGTTGAGCACCGGGTATTCCCGGCGGATGATGCGGCGGAAGGTCAGGGTCTTGTCGATCCGCTCCCACCAGCGGTTCTTGATCAGCTCGGGCGCGCGGCGATGCTCGCCGATCTCGATAAAGGCCATGCCAGAGAGGCGCAGCACGCTGCGGTTCTGCCAGATCATCAGCCCGTTGTGCAGATTGGTCGCGTAGCTGTCGGCGTTGGGGCCGTAGAACGAGGCCAGCACGTCGAGGTCCTCGTGGCGCTGCATCTCGTCGTGGCCGTCGCCATCGCCGTGATGCACCACCGCGGCATAGAGCCCGATCGGGCGGTGATTGACGATGCCGACCGCGCACCAATCGACCCCGAAATCGGGGAGGTTCGGCGGCTCCTCCTGCCAGCGCGGACGGACCAGCGTGCCGTCGAGATAGGACACCCCGGCGACATACTGCTGCAGGTAATCCTCGAGCGACTGGCCCTCGAGCTGGGGCAGGCCGAGGGAGCCGGCGTCAAAGCCGTTTTGCGGGTGGTCGAGGCTGAATTCGTCGGAGCGGCCCGGTTGCAGGTAGCCGTTGACCGAGCTGTCGGGCGCCTGATTTGGGATCATCGCGGCCTCCCGGCTCGGCGGACGGGACCCCGCAGCGCGAGGTCCCTCCGCAGTTGGTGCAGCCTACGTGCGACGGGGTTGCGCCGTCGGCGGCAGGCCCTGGTCGGGATGCACGGGCGCTCCTGGCGGCAGGTCGTGCGAGGGACGCAGCGACGGGTCGACGCAGACATAGCGCCAGCCGAGACCGGGGATGCCACAGACCACCCAGAAGGTTTCGGGCCGCGGCAGGCCTTGATCCGGCCGCGCCGGCGGTGTCGGTAGACCCTGATCCGGGCGCGGCGGCGCCCCCGGCGGTGTCGGCAGACCTTGATCGGGACGGGCCGGGGCGCCCGGCAGGCCTTGGTCGGGATGCCCCGGCGGGCGCGGCCAGACGACCGGCGGCGGGACCGGCGGCCAGATGGCACCAGGCGGGACGTCGGGCGGCGCCGGGACGATCGGATGCGACACCGTTGGTGGCGGCCACACGCCAGGCGGCGGCACCGGCAAGCCCTGATCGGGATAGGGCTGATCGCCGGGCAGTTCGTGCCCGGGATAGACCGGCGAGTCGGGCAGTCCCTGATCGGGATGGCCGGGCTCGTGTACCGGGACAATTCGAGCGTAATAACCACGCATGGCAAAAACTCCTGTTGTCGGGAAGCGCGAGGCCCCTCGCGCGGTTCACTCCCCACCCAGCACCCGCAGGGGCCTGCGGGTACGGCCCACCCTCTGCGGGCCGGGGGTGGCCGGCACGCATACTCGGGATCTGATGGGCGGTTATTCGGGCGGCGGACCCTTGGCCCAGGCGCACCCGCACCCGATGTCCATGGCTTCGATCCAGAGGAGTCGGCAGCGCCGGCAGGTGCGAGGCACCACGAGCCGGCGCCATAGCGCCCGCCAGATGGCGGTCATTGCGGCGGCGTGTCGATCGCCAGGATGCTGGACACCTCGGCGACGATGATGCCGGCGCCGTATTGCGAATAGTCCTCGACCGAGCTGACGACAAACTGGTTGCCGCGATACAGCACCAGGTCGGGCTGGTGCCCCGGTGCGGCCTGCTGCAGGCGGTAGGGGGTGACGATCGTCAGCGTCTTGCGGCCGTGCTCGTAGTCGGCCTGGCGCACCAGGCTGTTGTCGCCCGAGGGATAGATCGTGCCCAAGAGGTCGCGCACGGTGACCTGGCTGGCGGCCGAGCGCCCGCTTTGCGTGATCGTCTCGGGGCGGCGGATCACATCGAAGCGGTCCGAGAACTCGGCACACACCGGGATGTCGGAGACGTCGAGGGTCGCCATCGGCTCACTCGGTCAGCACCGCACCCGGCGGCGCTTCGATGACCTGGGTTGTGGCGCTGCCGGACTGCAGCATGCGCTGCACCGCGCTGGCGACTGCGCGCTCGATCGCCTGCACCTCGCTGTCGGCCGAGGTGATCACGACCTCGTTGATGGCCGGGGCCTGCAGCGTCACTTCGTAGATCATGCTGTCCTCCTCTGCCCAGGACCGGATGGCGGCGAAGGCCTCCATCTCGGCTCCCTGGCGAAATTTCGGGTCGTTACGGTCCATCTGCCTTGAACAGCCGCGCGCGCACCGCGCAATCCTTGGCTTCGAGCAGCTTGCGCAGCGCCGTCGTTTTTTCCGGGTTGTCGGGCAGGGTCTGGTCGAGTTCCGCGGCGAGATCGGCAAAGCGCCGGCTGATTTCCTGCAGGTCGCCTCGCAGATGCTCGAAGACGAAGAACTGTCGCAGGTAGTGCGGTGCGGTCGCCATGCTATCTCCTAGCGCGGGCAGGCTGCGGGTGATCCGCTGGGCCAGCGTCCGGTCCGGCTGGATCGGCTGGACCGGCGGCCTCGGCTTGCCTCGCATGCGATTGAGCAGATCGCCGGCGAAATCCTCGCCGGCTTCGGTCAACACGGGCAGCACGCGGCCCGGCTCGAACCTACTCAGCACTGCGCTCGTCGGGCGGTCCCTCGGCCTCGCGCTTGGCGATGTCCGAGCCGATGCGGCGGACATTCACCGGGATTTCGCCAAGGTCACTGTCCACGTTCCTCTTCGGCCGCGGCTGGGGGCTCTGGGGGATCGTCGGCGAAGGTGAGTTCGGGGTTTGCACGTGACCACTCCTCAAATGCGTTGTGAAGGGCTGACGAGATACCAAAGCGCGCCTGCAGCGGGCGGTTTGCGCCGTTGTTTGTGGCGAGCCAGGTGAAAAAGTCCGCGGCGCGACCGCGCAGCATGTCCGGCACGATCAGCATCGGATCGTCAAAGATCGCCCATTGCGGCGAGAGGATCGGGGTCGTGTCCGTTGCTGCGAGCGGGAGTGAGCCGACCAGCACCGGCTTGGCTTCGGCCGCACCAGTCTCGTCGACGATCAAGCCTTGCAGGCGGTTGTCGTAGAGCCGCGCCCAGCGGGAGCTGTCGTCGCCGGGATACTCGATCGAGACGATGATGCTGCTCGGGCCGGCGGGGATCACTGCCATGCTCTACCTCCGTTCGCGGACGACATAGGTGTGCGCCGCCAGATACGCGCCGGTGTCGATCAGCGGCGTCACATCGGCCGGGGTCGTCGCCCGCCGGCGATACCGCGAGCCTGGCGAGCGCACACGGCGGGCCGCCACGGTCTCGGGCTTCAAGGGCGGCGGGATGCCGGCCTGGATTGTCAGTCTGACGCTGTTGACGCCCTCCATGCCGGCGAGCTCGAAGGCGCGATCGACCCCGGCGATGTCGCCGGCGAGGGCCGCGCGAGCCCCTTCCTCGAGGCGCTGGGTGATCGCCGGCAGCGCCGCGGTCACACCCGGCACCAGGTGCGGGCGGGCGGGAATGTTGCGCGCCGGGCTGCCTAGCTCGTGGATGTACCCGAGGCTAGCATTCCCGATCGGGTCGCCCGGCCTCGGGTCGCGCTCCTGCGGAATGCCGATGTAGAGACGCTTGCTCGCCAGGCGGCGGATCGCCGCCTCGATGTCCTCGGGGCCCGGCATGGCCTAAAACCGAAATGCCGGCCACTGCCGGCCGGCACCTCGAGAGGGAGAATGCGATGCTAGCACGTCGCAAGCTCCTGCTGCGCATCGTGGTGATCTTGCGCATAAGCGTCAAGATCATCCGGTAGCAGTAGGGGGAGGTCAATCGACAAGGTTGGCCTCCTCCCTCTCGGGGCTCACGTCAAAAACCTACCGGCACGGTGCCGCTCTCGCCGAGCAGCTCCTCGACCTTCTCGATCTGGAAGCGCAGCTCGATCGACATCCAGCGCACGCCGATCTCGTATTTCAGCATGGCGATCAGCGCGCGGGTTTCGGCTTCGAGTTCGGGATCCCCGATCCATTCGTCGCCGATCGGTTGCGGCTGAGCCGGCGCGTCCTCGGGTTCCGGCGGCTGCGGCCCGTTGGGCTGGATTTCGGCCATCGCGCCCTCCGCGGCAAAATCCCCTAGGAAGGCCGTAGAGTGCCCTCTTTCCTCGGAGGGGGGAAACTGCGTCGGAAGCCGAGAAGGCTATCAGGCGGGCTCAGGCGCGCGGCGGCGGGGCATTCTGATAGAGGGTGTTATCGGGCTCGGGCGCGGTGAATCCGCGCGCGCTCTGGGCGATCGCCGTCTTGAAGCGGCGTAGGAGCTGGGCGGCGAATTCCGGGTTTGGGATGGCGCCGCGCACGCCGAGCTCGAGGTGCGAGGTCAGATCGGCCACCAGCTCGGACTCGAGGGTCAAGGTCTGTGTTGTCATCTCTGCACCATATGCGCGGCACTGTCGCGGGCGAAGGTCAGATAGGCGGCCTGCAGCGACGGATCGGGCCGGCTCTTCCAGGCCAGGTATAGCAGACCGATGACCTGGTTCGGCGCCGGCACCACCGGCAGGATGCACACCCAGGCCATCGCATCGGCCTGGAGGCGCTGGATCAGCACCGACTCGCCGATCGGCGGCTCGCAGATCGGCTGCCCGTTCATGATCGTCAGCGTGCGCTTGGGATCGCTCGACGAGAGAATCGCCGGCAGCCGTTCCGGGCGCATGATCCACCCGCCGCCGCCGCGCAGCCGCGACAGGATCAGGCGCTGCACGTTGTAGCCGCCGAGCTCCACCGCCCATAGGCTGACGAAGTCGGCGCTGGTCTGGATCATCAGATCGTCGAGTACCGCCGCCACGTCGCTGCGCAGGCTCGCCGGTCCCTCGGGCGTCCACCATTGCTCGATCAGCGGCTGCTCCAGCCAGGCCAGATAGCCCAGCGCCCCGATGAGCAAGAGCCCGACCACCGCCAGGACCTTCCACGGCCGGTCCATGTAGGCCAGCACCTGGCCGAGGATGCCGGGGATCAGCCCGTGGTGAGCGGGCGGCGGCGGCGCCGCCGGCGGTGTCGACGGCGGCTCGCTCATGGCGCACCTTAGAGCGGCCCACCTCGCAGTGCCGGTATGAAGAGCCAGAGCACTACCAGCAAGACGGAAATGAAGGCGAGCCAGCGGCGACCGTTTTCCGCATATACGGTGTACGGGGCGGCGGCCTGACCGCCGGCAAGGTTGCTGAGAAACCACAGGAACATCGTGACGATAAGTAGAACGATGATGATCATCGCTGCCTCCCTCTAGCCGAACCAGCCGGGGATCGGCGGCGGGCCGACCCAACTGTGCGAGGTCCCGTAGGGCGGGACGGTGACCGCCCCGACCTGGATTGGCCCCATGCCGACCAGGCGCGCGTAGTGGATGAACTGGCGCCCGTACATCGTCAGATTGTATTGCCCGGCCCCTTCCTCGGCGCCGATCGAGGTGTCGTAGCCAACACTGACCGGGCCGACGCTCTTCGAATTGATTGGACCCGAGAGGCCGGTGACCCCGCCCGCCGGGGCAGCGTTGGCGGGCCCGAACTTGGCGAGCTCGTGCGCGGTCCATAGCGCCTGGCCCATCTGATACCACTGGCCCCAGATGCAGGGATCGACCGGCGCGTTGTCGAGCCAGAACTGCACGGCCAGGTCAGGGTAGGCCGCCGGATCCGCAAAAGCGGGAAAGAGCGCCCGGAATTGCGCGACGGTGAGCGGGTCCTGTGGCGTGCAGCATGCAGTCATCCGCAGAACTCCTTCGAGCACAGCACCATGATCGTGAGCAGATCGCGAAAGTGCCAACACAGCCCGCACAGCAACAGCTCGCCGGCAGCGAAGGGCTGCGGGTGTTCACACCCGCGCGGGCAGTGGAAGTGATCGCGCTCGTTCACTTCTGGTCGGGGCCGAGCGGGCGGGCACCCCATTGCGCCCATTGGCCGGCGTTCTGCATTTCGATGTCCGCCAGGCCGACTTCGGTCGGCAGCGCGTCGCCCGCGGCAAAGGGCGCCTCGGGCGTGCCCCAGGTCTGCGGGATGACGCCGCCGGTGATCCCGCCATTGACATCGAGACCGGCGAAATCGGTCGCCAGCTCGGGCGGGGCCGAGGCGCCGGGATACTGTTGCGGGTGCTCGAGGTCGGGCTCGGGCAACAGCGCCGGCGGGTGCAGCATCGACTCCTGATCGCGCGCGGCGTCGCCGCAATCGACCGGGTCCGCCGCACCAAACGGGCGGGCCGCATCTGCCGCATCCACACCGGTGATCGTGCCGGCATTTTTGCTGGCGTAGAATACCTCTTCGCCCTTCTCGGCGCCGTATTGCTTCTCCATCGCCGACTTGATTTCCTCGCCTTTCGCGGTCAGCGGCATGGCGTGCTCTCCTGCAGGTGGAACTTGCGCTTAGATTGGCCGGCGGCGTGGGGGTTATTAGTGACGCGCGGTCGGCGTCGCTCCGCTCTCAATCAGGTAGGGCTCGCCGGCCATGCTGACCGGCACGTCCTGCAGGCCGCCCGGGAAGTACACCATCCGATAGCCGGGCAGGGTGAGCGTCACACCGCCCTCGGGGAACATCATCGGCACTGTCGGCTCGTCGGGTGCCACCTCGCGCGGGTCCAGCGGTGGACGAAGCGGCTCGCCCTGCTTGGGCAGGTGAGCCGTCGCCTCCTCGGCTTGGCGCCGTGTCTCTTCCTCCTCGGCGCGGGCGCGCTCGGCGCGCTCGGCCTCGGTCTCTTCCGCCGGTTCCGCCTCGCGATGCGGCGGCGGGTGGCGGCCTGATTGCGCCATCGATCCCTCCTACAGCTTGTCGAAGTAGCCCATCGTCGATGGGTAGATGACTTCGAGAACACCCAGCCGGCCGTAGTAGCTGGTCTTCTGCCAGATCGCATCGAACTGGATTGGCGTGCGGGCGAGCAAGGTCATCGGGTAGCGCACATATTCCGAGTTCTTCGTGTAGACCACCATCCGGTCATTCGCACCTGGTGCGGCGGTCCCAATGGTGCCCCCGGCCCCTGCCCCGTTGCACCATTTGCACGGGTAGATTTCGAGCCGGCCCGCACCTGAGCGCGCCAGGATGTTGTTCTCCTCGATGTATCTGAGGATCGAGGTGGTGCCGGCGGTCGAGACGAGCTGCGTGGCGATGTAGCCATACTGCGCGGTCGGGAGCAGGGTGCGCGACGGCACCACGGCCCAGCCCGATTGCTGCCACACGGTGTTCAGCGCGAAGTTGAAATCGGCGAGGATTTCGGCCGGAGTCTTGCCCTGCATCCAGCCGGTCGGGTTGCCGGTGCCCGCACCCGCCGGGAAGTTGGTAATAATCCCGACGCCAGGGACACCCGGAGCAGCGACGGGGAGATTTACTAGACCTTTATCTCCGGTATCACTATCGCCGACATACACCATTGCATCGATATCCATCTGATGCTTGAGGCGCATGCCTTGATACTTCTGCTGATCTATCGGGCGCCCGATCTTTAGTGCGCTTTCGAGTTCCAGCACGGTGTATTTGAGCTCGATCGCCCACGGCCGCAGCGGCTTGGTGAGCTGGGCGATATCGACGCTGACGCCGGCAATCTCGGTCGTGTTCT